ATGAATGCTTTTTACTCGTCTTACTAAACGTCTGGTTGTGCGCCATATGCTTCGCGCTTTTATTGCTGAAGTTATTGATCGCACTTGCCGCCATATGATTGCGTGTCGAATTAGAGTTTGAATTAGAGTTCGAATTGGAGTACGACTTGGCATTTTTCTTATAGGCACTTTTCGGCATTTTCTATCTCCTAAAAAAGAGACCCCTCCGAAGAGGGGTCAAGAGTCACCATTGAGGTGAGGAGTGTTTTTACGACGTGGTGGTAGTAAAGATTTTACCGCTCGCCGCCTCGTTTTTACTTTCCAGCGTGTACTCGGTAATCAGCATCGAACGTTGGCTATCACCTGTTTTCGCTAGCTCTTCGGTCTGGATTGGGCGCAGGTAAGATACACACCAATAATCCATATC